TCGATGTTGATTATTGATGAGGCTGCATTTATTAATAACGTAGAAGAGATTTGGACTTCGGCACAATCGACACTTTCTACTGGTGGTGGTGCAATTGTATTATCTACTCCGAATGGTGTTGGTAATTGGTTTCATAAAATATGGGTACAAGCACAACAAGGTGACCAATGGTTTCCAACCGAACTTCATTGGACAGTCCACCCAGAAAGAAACCAAACCTGGAGAGACGAACAAGAAACATTATTAGGAACTAAGGGAGCAGCACAAGAATGTGATTGTGACTTTATTTCATCTGGTCATACGGTAGTAGAGGGTTCTACCCTACAATGGTACGAAGAAACTTATGTAAAAGACCCAATAGAAAAACGTGGGTTTGATGGTAACTATTGGTTATGGGATTATCCAAACTACTCACGTGATTATGTGGTAGTTGCAGATGTCGCAAGAGGTGACTCATCCGATTATTCAGCATTCCATGTATTTGATGTAGAGACTGTTGAACAAGTAGCAGAATACAAAGGTAAGATTGATACTAAACAATATGGTGCAATGTTAACCTCAATAGCGTCTGAATGGAACAACGCAATGTTGGTGATTGAAAACGCAAATATTGGTTGGGCTGTAATCCAAGAAGTAATTGATAGAAACTATGATAACTTATACTACTCATATAGAGATGTAGGTTATATCGATGAGGATATCCATTTAAGAAAGGGGTTCGACCTTAAACGTAAAGAGGATATGGTACCAGGTTTCTCAATGACCTCAAGAACACGACCATTGGTAATTTCAAAGTTAGATATGTATATGAGAGAGAGAACTCCTATAATACATTCTAAGCGACTTATAGAAGAATTGTTTGTATTCATATGGAATGGTAGTAGAGCTGAGGCACAACGTGGTTATAATGACGATTTAGTGATATCATTCTCTACGGGTCTTTGGGTACGTGATACGGCACTGAAATTAAGACAACAAGGTATTGATTTAACAAGAACTACATTAGGTCATATTGGTAAGTCAAGTACTGGTGTATATTCTAATAGAAGTATAGGACAAGACCCTTGGAAACAAAAAGACCAACATGGAAATGATAACGATTTAACTTGGTTATTATAAAATTTGGTAGTTAAGTTTATTTTTTGTATATTTATAACTTGTAGAAGTATATACTTTTAGTTAGAGACACAATTATGGCAAATAAATCATTATTTAATAGGTTAAACAAACTATTCAACACACAAGTTGTTGTACGTAGGATTGGTAAGGGTAAAACTCAGACAATTGATACTCAGAGATTACAATCTCAAGGTAACCTACGTAGTTCATCTTATTATGATAGATTTGGTAGACTACATACCTCTCGTAAAAATTGGGAGACATACAATAACCAATTTAATTTCCATTCAAATAAATTAGAACTATATACCGACTATGAGGCAATGGATAAAGATTCCATTCTAAATTCAGTATTAGATATTTACGCAGATGAATGTACACTCAAAAATGATATGGGTGATGTTCTAAGAATAAAAACCGCAGATGAGGATATTAAAAATATTCTTCATAATTTGTTTTACGATGTAATGAATATTGAGTTCAATCTATGGGCATGGATTCGTGGTATGAGTAAGTATGGTGACTATTACTTACATCTTGATATTGAAGAAGGTATTGGTATTGTGAACGTATCACCAATGTCAACATATGAAGTAGAACGAGAAGAGGGATTTAATCCTGAAAACCCATATGAAGTAAGATTCAAGTTGGGTTCTATGGGTACTGCTCATGGAGCAAGTGTAAACAAGAACGCAGATTACTTCCAATTTTATCAGATTGCACATTTCCGTTTGATGGCAGATACAAACTTCTTACCGTATGGTCGTTCGTTATTAGAAGGTGCAAGAAAGACTTGGAAACAATTAACTCTTATGGAAGATGCTATGATGATTCATAGAATTATGAGAGCACCTGAAAGACGTACATTTAAAATTGATGTAGGTAACATTCCACCCGCTGAAGTTGATAACCACATGAGGGGTATCATCGACCAAATGAAGAAAGTACCATATCTTGACCAAAACACTGGTGATTACAATCTCAAGTTTAATCTAATGAATATGTTAGATGATTACTACCTTCCAGTTCGTGGTGGTCAAAGTGGTACTGAGATAGATACACTAAGTGGTATGGAATTCGGTGGTATTGATGATATCGAATACCTAAGAAATAGAATGATGGCTGCACTAAAAGTACCAAAGGCATTTGTTGGTTATGATGAAGCAGTTGAGGGTAAAGCAACTCTTGCACAAGAGGATATTAGATTCGCAAGGTCAGTTGAAAGAATCCAAAAGATTGTTCTTTCAGAATTAACCAAGATTGCAATCGTTCACTTGTACTCACAAGGTTATGAAAACGAAGACCTCGTTAACTTTGAGTTGGAACTTACAAACCCATCTATCATATACGAACAAGAGAAAGCTGCACTGTGGTCTGAGAAGGTATCGTTGGTATCTGATATGAAAGACTTGAAAATGGTTTCTCAAGAGTGGATGTATAAAAATATATTCAATATGTCTGAAGAAGAGTTTGAGCATGAAAAGCAGAGTGTTATCAAAGACCTTAAACTTGGATTTAGACAAACTCAAATCGAAGACGAAGGTAATGACCCAATTAAAACTGGTGAGTCATTTGGTACACCACACGATTTAGCATCGATGCACCAAACGCCTGATGAGGGCGGTTCACCTGAAGGTGGATTTGATGGAGCAGGTCGGCCATCTAAGTCAGGTAACTATAAAACTGATGGCAGTACATTTGGTAGAGACCCACTTGGTCAGAAAACCGATATCAAACCAGCCGCAACATATCATAAGTATAAAAACTCCCCACTTGCATATGAGCAAACGGAGGCTTTGAAATCATCTTTAAAAAATATTAAACGTAAGACAAATACGATTCTAAACGAGTCATTGTCAGAAGACGAAAAGACTGAATCAGGCCTATTAGATGAGAGAAATTTAATTGACGACACGATTTGATGAGTTTTTACATATTTATAAATTGGAATAGTAATAGATAAGGTTTACAATGGCCAAATTAAAACATAGTAAGTTTAAGAATACGGGTATTCTATTTGAATTACTCGTCAAACAAATCGCATCAGATACATTAGCGAATAAAGATTCACTTGCCCTTGAGATAATCAAGAAACATTTTAAAAAAGGTACGGAACTTAACAAAGAGTTAAAACTGTATCAATCTTTGACCAAAGAGAACTTTGACAATCAGTATCAAGCTCAAGAGTTTCTTAATATTGTATTAGAAGAACGTAGAGGTTTAAATGAAGCAATCTTACGTAGACAAAAGTATAATTTAATTAAGTCAATTAAGGGGTCTTTTGTTATGGAAGACTTTTTTAAGTATCGTGTAAGTAATTATCGTGAAACTGCGTCGGTTTACAAATTGTTTGAAAATACAAACAATATTGCACCAAAAGAGTATGTTACTTGTAAAAACACAATACTTGAGACAATTACAAAGTCTAATGTTGAAATAGTAACTGAGTCCACTAATAAAGAATATACAAATGAGTCCAAAGAAGTTCGTATGTTAGCATATAAGTTTTTGGTTGATTCATTTAATTCAAAATACACAAATTTATCTGAAGACCAACAATTTATTTTAAAAAATTATATCAACAACATTGATAATTCAGCTAAATTAAAAACATTCGTTATTTCCGAGGTTAAAAAACTTAAAAAAAGTTTTAAATCAGTAAACGTACCGGATAAGGTTGCTAAAATAAAATTAACTGAAACTATTAATCTGATTGATAATATTACCAATTCAAAAATAATCAATGAAAACCAAATTCTTTCATTGTTAAGATATCACGAACTTCTACAAGAATTAAGGAGAGTATCCAATGTCTAAATTTCTATTAGAACAATTAGAAGAAAAGTTTGAAGAAATGGAGTCGATGGAAACTCTTCAAGAAGAGGATATTGATGAGGCTAATGTTACCGGCAATATGGATGGTGGTGCAGGTCCAATCAAAACCCCTAATGCGTTTGCTAAGAGTAAAGATGAAGATGATTTGGATACGGACCACATCGAAGTCTTTGGTTACAAAAAAGCTAAGAAGAGTAAATTAAATACGGAGTCTAAAACAATGAAAAAGTTAGAAGATAGATTAGAAGCTATAATTGAAGCTACTTACCGAGACTACAAAAAAGATGACTCTATGAAAGCACATCAAAAGGTTAACAAATCTATAAAAGAGATTAACCGAATGATGTATGAAGTAGAAAAGATTGTAAACCAAAACACTAAACTCAAAAACGAGATGGGTGTATCTAACGAACAATATTGGAAGTCTACACAAAAACGATTTGGTAAGATTTCAGAAAGAATGCTGAAAGTTGCTCGTAACTTAAAAGAATTGAGTGCATAATATGTCGTGTGGGTGTAACAATAATAAAATAAACGAAGAACTCGAAGTACAAGACCTTGAAGATATCAGATTGATGATACGTAGAGAGCTTGCAAGAGTCTTCTTTGATTTATATCGTAAGAAAAAAGTGTGGGAAAGATAATGAAACAACTACTCGTAGATACAATGATTTTCGAAGTAACTCCTACGATGTTACAAGAAGCAAAACAACAACATGGTCGTTTCTTAGTAAATGGTGTGTTACAACGTGCTGATGCTAAGAATCAAAATGGTAGAGTATACCCACGTAATATATTAGAACGTGAAGTAAAGAAATACCAAGGACGTGAAATCAAAGAGAATCGTGCTTATGGTGAATTAGACCATCCTGAAAGTGGTGTGGTAGAATTAAAGAACACATCACATATTGTAAGAGACGTTTCTTGGAATGGTGACGATGTTGTAGGTACAGTTGAAATACTCAACACACCTGCAGGTAAAATCTTACAAGAACTCATCAAAGCAGATTGTACCGTTGGTATCTCATCAAGAGGTATGGGTTCAGTAAAACAAATTGGTGAAGATACTGTTGCGGTAGAACAAGACTTTGATTTGATATGTTGGGACTTTGTTTCCAATCCATCAACTCATGGTGCATTTCTTTCACCAACAAACGAAGGTGTAATTAACGAATCGGTTACCGCTAAAAATAATACTTATAAATACAATAAAGCCAATGGGATGATGAGAGACATTATGTGTGAAGTTGGTGGATATTGTGAATGTGATTTCGGAGTATAAAATGAAGAAGCTAAAAGACATCTTAAATGAATCTCAACACCTTTCTTATAAGAGAATGAATGTTGGTGAAGAAAAAGAAGAAAAGGGAATGACTAACGAGGAAAAAAGAGAATTCCTTAAAGCCGTTTCTGAATACAAAAGATTTGGTGAGTCCATCTATCGGTCAGGTAACTTAGGAGAGATATACGAGTCTATCAAAGGTATCGTAGAGACTGCACATAAAGTAACCCTTGAAGAAACTGGTGATTGGTTCGATAAAGTGACTGTGGGTAGACATATGAAGTCTATGAACGAGTCATTCAAAGTATTCGAAAAAACAATCTCTGAAGTAAACACTTTACAACAAAGACTCGAATCAGCATATGATGAGATGGGTGAAGTCCTTGGTAAATACTACGAAATCAAAGAAGGTAA